ACTAATAATTAGTTGCGCAGATGGGCTATCTAAGTCGTATTCACCAATGTCGGCAACAGTAGAAAATGGATCGAGGTTCTGCCTGAGAACCTGCGATTTTTCACAAAACTCAATAGCGGATGTCAGCAACATTTGATCCACCACCGGCTCGGGACAACCGGGCAAGTGGGGCAGAATGCGCGAATAAAAAGCACTAAGAGCTTTCATGACGTACCTTACAGTTCGATCTGAGGCTCAGCGGGAACTTCGGTAATCTCAGGTTCAGGCGCTGCCTCAACGGATTCTACCAGTTCAGTAGATTTTTTGCGAGACTTTGATGGTGTTTTTGTTTCATCAACATTAGACTGCAAATTAGCCAAAGTCTGGCCTTCTTCTGTGTACACCCAATCGTGCTCAACTAAACGAGCAAGAATAACAATTTTCCCGTCAACAGTAGCACGGGCTTTGTTTGCAAGAAACTCACCACCAAGGCGAGTCGTAAGGTCGATCACGTTCATAAAAATCTCCTATTAAAAAAGGGGCTCCGAAGAGCCCCTTTATTGTGCCACCGATTAGGCGCTAAGAACAGCGCCCCAGTTTTCGTCACCTAAGCTGATGTAAGCACCAGACATGTTAGCGGCCAAAGCCTTAGCAGCATTAGCAGAACCGTTGTTAATTTTGCCGCCAGTATTGGGATACACGTTTAATGCAACACCAGAACTATTAACAATATAAACGATTTCGCCAAGGCCGTAGCCTGTAGGCAACTTAACGCCGTCGCTGGCGTTGCCAGTTGTAACGTAGTTGATAGCAGAATTCAAGGCAGTAGCACCGGCTTGAGTTTGAGTAGTACCAGCTGTTGCAGCTTCATAGCCGCCAACCGCACGACCAAATTGAGTTGAATAAGTCATTTTAAATCTCCAAAATAAAAGTTAAAAACGGGGGCCGAAGCCCCCAGTTTATTAGGTTGTACCGACTTGAGCAACAACCAAAGCCTCAGGCTTAACAGTCTTACGACCGTAGACAGCCAAACCGCGGACGATATCGCCGAAGTCTGTTTGGTTACGCAAAGGTTCTGTCTTGTTTACAGTCATGGCAAAAGACATCGCTGCCTTGGTGCCAGCAACCATGACACGACGGGCTTTAGCGTCAGCCAAAGTAGCGCCAGTAGAGGGAGCAGTCAAACCAGCCACCAAAGCCTTACCTGCTGCGCCGCGTGGGAGCAAGTTAGACACGTAAACTGTGAAACGATCCAACATACCGATCTTGCCGCTACGGATGGTCGACTGAGCGTCGCCAGTGAAGTAGGCTTGAGCGATGTTAGATTGCATCAACAGGTGACGGTCGAAGGGGCTGATAATCAACCAACGGCCATCTTCAGGAACGTTCTGCTCGTCCAACACTGTGGACATACGCAGAATACCCTTGAGCACGTTCTCAGGAGTGGCTTGGTCGATAGGAGCTGTGTCTGTACCCAAGTTGTAGGCAGCAGAGATAGCACCAGCACCAGAACCTTCGTTAGCAGCAGCAGGGCCTTCAGTGACCATGTTGTTGAAGAAAACTTCGTTTTCAATAGAAATTTTCAACTGCTTGGCAGCGTCTTCTGTGAACATGTTCATCAAGTTCATGTCAGACTGGTATGACAAAACGTCGTTTACTTGAACGCCGAAGTACTTACCCTTGTTCACTTGCATATCTTGGAAGATAGGAGTGGGGACTTCGTAAGACAAGTTCTGGCCAACAGTGTAGTCAGAGATGCTGATTGAAGGAGCCAAACGGATACGGATGGTATCGCCTTGGTTCTTCAACTCGCCTTCGTAATCGGTGTTAGCGATTTCAGACAACATTGTGTTTTGGTAAAACTTGGCCAGCAATTTGCCAGACCACAGGGTGGGGATAAACGCACCGGAGTACGATGTGCTCGTATTAAACGGAGCTTGGACGGGATATACAGCAGCCATTTTGGCCTCCTAAAAAATAACAGGTTGGGTTTCAACGCTGTAACACGGATCACGCAACTACGCGACCTTCCATGTATGCAGCATCAATTTCAGCTTCAAGTTTCTTTGCCGCGTCGATTTGCCCTTTAGTTCCCAAGTCTGTTGCTCTACGAAACATTTTTTCAATGTCCGCGTTGCTGTAGACCTTGCCTTTTGGAGAGGCACTAGGGGCGCTTGAGGCACCACGATTTGGCTGAATTTGACGTTCAAGTTCGTCAGTTTTATCTGTTTTGCTTTCTACGGGGGCAATGCTCTGTTGGAACATCGTTACGTAGTGCGCAACTCCTTCGGCGTCGCCTCGGTTAAACGCTTGCTGCGCAACAGTGGATCGTGGCGCTCTGAGTAACGGGTCAACTTCGTTCAGCCACGCAATCCACTTGGGATCGGCGTTAACTGCTTCAAAGTTTGGCACCATACGGTACAGACGTTGCTCAAAACTTGCTTCAGATACCTGAGTACCGGTCGTGTTCAACTGCTCGCGCAATTTCTCATTCTCAGCTTTCATAGCATCGAGCTCACCTCGAAACTCTGCTGCCACTTCGCGGGCAACCTTGCGTTGGACTTCGATCAAGTCCTCACCAAATGCTTGAACATCAGCATCCGTAACCAACTTCTCAGCAACTGCAGGCTTCTTCGTCTCGACTGGCTTGGTTTCTACGGCTTTTTGGAGTTTGTCCAGTTGGGCCTTAAATTCCCGCACGTCGGCGTGTAAGCGTGGCACTTCGGCGTCATATTTGCCTTTTAGGGCGATATAGCGACTTTGCCATGTTTCTTCAGCGATAGCTGGTTCTGTCGGTTCTGGCTTTGATTCAACAGGTACTTGCTGTTGCGTGGGAGGCTCAGGTGTCGAAGGTTCAGCTGGAGGATTGTCCTTAGATTGCGGCTCCGGGTCAGCGGGCGCTGGATTTTGACTCTCAGCTATTTGTTTTTCGATCTGTTCCAATTCACGTAATTGAGCTTCTACTTGCTTAGGCAATGCCATTTTAAATTTCCTTTAAAGCGCCAACTCTGCATTTCGGGCGTCGGGGTTACCGGTGTGCCGTCCAACATAATGGTTTGCTAGGACTACAAAAATCGGGTCATTTGACCCGGTCGAAAATCTCGTGCGATTTTTCAACCGCCTCGAGAAAATCTGCTAAGACCTCAGCGCGACCTTGAAGTCGGTGTATTCGTACTGAATCTTCTGCAAGAATCAAGGAGTCTTTTGTCTCCTCAAGTTTCTTACGAAACAAATCCAATAGAGCACCGTGTTCTTCTAGCTTGCAACGATATAACGCTTGCACATGCTGTCGATCGGGCTTTTGGCCTATAAAAATCTTCATATGTTGATTTTATACCACTGCTCTTTTAAACAGTCAACAAAAGTTTTTAAATTCCGTTAGGGCGTGGTGACATCATGTTACCTTCGCGCCCGCCTACTTGACTTCCATCAGGTAGCGTATTTTGTGGAGCAGGGCCTTGTGTCATACCGGGAGCGCCCGGTGCGCCGCCCTGAAGTTCGCCTGCAATTATTGCTAACTGTTCTTGAAGCTGCGCGTTTTGCTGCTGCAAAGTTTGCATAGCTGTCAGTGTAGGACGATCAGGAACAATGCGGTTAACGTTGCCGCTCAGGTTGCGAGCCTGCTCACGTAAGAGTTCGGCAGCGCCATCCATACCAACAATTTGTTGTGCAACAGGGCTGTTGAGCACCAGAGTCAGGAACTCGTTGCGGCGGATAGCTTCGGCTTCCTTGACCACCAAACTGTTTGCGCCTTTGGCCACGGCCTTGACGTCGCCGATCAAGTCTGGGTCTTTGCTGTAACGCAAATTGTCTTGGTACAAACGCTCAATTGATGGGACGATGACAGCGCGGTCAATATTGCTAATAACCTGCTTAATGCCTTTACCAGCGTTAGAAATTAACATGGACAAGCCAGATGATGTACGTCCTGCGCCGGGTGTGTTCTCGCCAGTCATGTAACGAGGAATCATGGTGTCTTCATCAGCGCGGGCAGAGAACTTCTCAAACACTGCCATCAACTCATTGGCGTTGCTGTTTGGCTGATAAAACGTTAGCGGCTGTGAGCCGTCATTAAACTCAGAACTCTGAAACTGCCAGATTTTCCATGGGTGCATTTCAGTGATATCTTCGCCGGGCGGTAAGCGCGAAACATTCACACCCACCTGCGGGCCAGAGGAGATACCCATGTTGTTTGCTAAAGCACGAGCTGAAGCGTTCACCATGTTCTGGGAATCACGGCACAAGTCCGCAACGCCTTTACCAGCAACGGCTCCGGGCACTTTCTCGTATGAAGTAACGTAGTATGGTTTGCGACCCAGAGGGTCGTAGTTTAGCACGGCGCGGATCACGGTAGAGCCTACCAACCACACTTCGCATGGGTAGCTCAAATCGGGATCGGGAATCTCTTTTGCAGACAAGCCCCAAGTGAGCAAGTCACTGCCCTTTACACTGTCCCACATCTGCAACGCATCAATCAGGTCAGTTGTAAAAATAGTTTGCGTTGTGTCTTTGCCTTCAGCCGTAGCCTGCGCACTATCTGTCCACAACCATTCGTTTAAATTGCCGTAGTCAAAGTCTTTAAGCACGGCACGAATTGCGTCGTTGTTATAGCCCGGCACGTCAATCAGAGCTTGCAAATCTTCTTGCGTCATGCGGTGACGCTCAACGATAAATCCTTCTTGTACATCCGAGCACCATGGAGCCCAGTAAAACATAAACGGATCAACACGCTCCCACTCGTTGGTAATTTCTTCGGAAGGCGCAAGCTCTCCGTTCTGCCATGCCATGGTTTTGCGTTTACGCTTTACAGGGCCTTTAAGAACGGCATACGGAAAAGTAACAACGTCATCAAGAAATGTATTTAGCGCATCTGTCCAACCACCCTCAATGAGTTGGTCTTCCATCTTCAATTCCATGCGATCAACACGCTCATTAGCTTCTTCGCGCAGGCGGCGCATAGCCGCGTCTTTCATCTGCTGTGCATTTTCACGAAGTTGGTTTGGATCAGGAATCTGTCCACCTTGCTCCATTACTGCCTGCAACTGCTGCTGCATGCTAGCCATCAATTCATTAATTAACTCAGGCGGCAGTGTTGGCTCTGGCGTTGCCTCAAGGCTCCAAGGTTTATCTGTACCTGTACCAAGCAACGTATCACGCAGCCAGCTCGTAGCAGCGCGGCATTTCACAGAGGTCAAGTTAATGTAAATGTCTGAGCCGCCCTGACGCTTAATCTCAGCTAACTTGTCAGGATTGTATTCAC